CTTGCCAACGCCGTTCGGGGGCCTGCCGCGCTCTCCGCCGCCGGGGCTTGACATGCCAGCCTGCCCGGTGCCGTGGCCGCCCTGGGGCCAGTAGCCGTCCATGTACGGGGCGGGCCAGTCCTCGCCGGGGCGAGGAGGGATGCCTCGCTGAGGCGGGTAGGCCGCGTCGTCCCCGTCATCCGGGGCGGAGGCGACTCGCGGCTCCGGCTCGCTGCCGTCCCAGCGGGGAGGCTCACCGCCTGCCGTCGATCCCGGGACTCCCCCGGGGCGGTACTGGGTGCCGTCCGGGCCGTGCGGGCGGGGCATCATGCCGCCGCCGCCGGCCGCGTAGCCGCCGTCGTCGTCGTCTCGGGAGTCCCGCCAGGTCACCTGCCCGTTCAGGTCAGTGACGCGGACGTACTTGTACTCGAAGTCGCCGCCGTCGAGGTCCGTCAGGTCGACGCCGCTGACCTCGGCCGGGACCGTCGCGCAACGGCATGAGGGATGGGCTGGAGGATTCGGGTCGCCTGACGGGAACGGCTGGTCCAGCGGGACCGCGCCTGCTGCCTCGTTTGCCCGGCAGGTGACGCAGACCCGGTCGTCCGGTGCTACCAGCCATTCGCGGCGGGAGACGCCCATGTCCCGGTACGTGTCAGTCGTCGCCGCTGAGACCGCGCGGGCGATCTCGGTGCGGGCGATCATCCCGGCCCGCTGCGGCACCCGCAGGATCCCGGGCAGCCTGCGGGCGAGGGACTCCGCGGAGTCCCCGTCGGCCACGGCCTCGCTGATCGCGCGGGCCAGGTCGTCCATGCCCGTCTCGGACACCGACTGGATGACGTTCACGCCGTGGCCGGCCAGGAGCCTCCGCAGCCCCGCCTCATCGGAGACGAGCGCTGCCGCGTCGGTGTCCCCGGGTACCCAGCCGCCCCAGTCCGGGACGGACAACGTGGCGACGGCCTCCGCCGAGCGGGCGCCGAGGTGCCACGACTCCCGCCACAGGTCCCCGAGGACCGCGCCGACGCTGCGGGCCACCGCGGAGCGGATCATGCCGGCCAGGGCGTCCCGGGTGACCGTGAGGGCACCGGACCAGAAGTCCCTCAGGTAACCGGCGGCCGCCTTGACGGCGTCGCTGAACGCCGCGGTGATGCGGTCTGTGTAGACGCCCGCGAGGGCGAGGTCAAGCTCCCAGCCGGGCCACGATGCCGCGTCCTGCGGCTCGCCCGCCGGCGGCTGAGGGGCGGCCTTGAGGAGCATCGCCCGGGTGACGCCGACCGCCTCATCCGCGGTCAGTCCCTTGGCGAGGTCCTCGCTGATGGCCGCGAGCGCGTGGGCGGGCAGGTGGCGGGGCTGCCAGGTGGAGATCCGGCGGCCCTTGCGCAGGTGCCGGGCGAGGGCGTCAAGCTCGGCGGCGACCGCCGCCTTGGGTGCCGGGCCGCCTCCGGTGGCGTCGTCTTCCTGGGCATCCTGCGCGGCCTCGGCTGCGTCATGACCCGGTGACTGGCCTTCGTTCCCGCCGTCGCCGTCGTCTTCCTCGTCCGGGGCCGCGGCGGGAGCCACGCCCGGGGGAAGCGCGGGGGCAGGCGGATTCGCGGCCTGCTGCAGCGCCGCCTGCAGCGGTACCGGCCCGGTCGCGGTGATCAGGATCGGGTCCTGGGTCTCCTTCATCCCCCACGGCTGCAGGCCGAGCTTCTCCCGGCCCTCGTCGATGGAGCGGAGCGCCGAGCTGACCTGCTGGACGACCATGCCGGTCTCGGTGGCCTCGTCCTCTTCCTCTTCGAGGCCGTCGAACAGGAACCGCATGTCGTCCTGGTGGCACAGGTCGCGCAGGATGTGGTCGCAGATGGACGCGAGGAAGCGGAGCAGCGGCCCGGTGGACTTGCGGTCCACCTTCTGCTGGGCCATCTTGGCCATCTGGTTCGCGGCGCCGCTGGACTGGGTCGTGGAGACGCGGGGGCTGATGCCGAGCTCCATCGGCTCCACGTCGAACGCCATGCACGTGTCGACGCGGACGATCTCGTCGAACTGGTCGGCCAGCTGCGTGTCCCGCTGCGGCATCGTCTTCGAGCCCGGGGGCAGCACGATGATCTTGTGGTGCCAGGCAGGGTCCCCGGCGATGGCGTTGAGGGCGTCCTGGAGCTCGCGGATCTGGTTCGGGGTCATCGACGTGTCGCCGGGGCTGACGTACACGGCGGGGACGGTGCCCTGCCGGAAGTAGTCGAGCTGCCAGCCCTGCTTCTGCAGGCCGGACATGATCGGGATGAGGGCGCGCTCCACCGCGGCCATCCCGTACGGCGACCAGCGGCGGCGGGTGTAGGGCAGGTACAGCAGCTGGTCGCCGCGCCACGGCCGGGCCTCGGCGCCCTTCAGGCCGCCGTCCTCGATGTCGCGGCCGGAGACCATGGTGGTGAAGTCGGAGCGGGGCACGCCGAACAGGTACTGCTGCAGCGCCGGGGCAGGCGGGCGGGGGGCCGCGCCGTGCAGGTCGTACAGGGGGCGGATCGTCTGCCCGTCGATGAGCTGCAGGCAGTCCAGGTCCGAGCCGAGCAGGCCCTTGCCCATGCCCTTGCCGCGCTTGGGGGCGAGGAAGACGGACAGGGCGTCGAAGACGAGCATCTGCTCCAGGGCGTCGTCGATGAAGCTCGCCCACGAGAAGTAGTCGGGATCGGGCCGGCGGAAGAAGGCCAGCGCCTTGCCGCGCCGCTCCCCGAAGTCCCTCATCTGCGACGGGGAGTTCCGCATCGCCTTCGCGGCGTCCTTGGTGGGGACGATGTCCCACTCGATGCCGCGGATCTCGCTCTTGCGCAGCTGGATGCAGGCGCGGGCGACGCTGTAGAGGTCTGAGATGACCCTGAGCGTCTGGAACGAGGCGAGCTTCCCGATCCCCTCGGAGCCGGGGATCCCGGTGGGCAGGTTCCAGCCGGTCTCGTACTGCTCACGGCGGGGGGCGGCCCGGCCGTTGTCCCCTGGCGCGTCAACGGGGACGGGGAGGATCGGGGAGAAGGGCCCGAATGCGCCTTGGGTGAAGTCCTGCGGTGGCCTCGGCAGGAAGGGGCCGTAGGCGTTCCGGTAGGAGCCCGGGGCGGTCAGCTCGCGGGCCAGCGGCGACGTCGAGCCGGTCCAGCCCGGGACGCCCTGCGGCGGCGCGGTGGCGACCGCCCCGCCGGGGACGGCCTTGGAGGCGCGGAGGATCGCGGCGGGTGAGGCCAACGCGCACCCCCGGACCGGCTTGCCGATGCCCTTGCGTGAGGGAGTCCCCGGGCGGGCGGGTAACCCGCTAGGGTGCGGTCCGCGTCATATCAGCATTCATGCCCACAGGGAGGCGACATGTCCGGGTGGCAGCCTGACCCGAGGTACCAGCAGCCGCAGCAGCCCTACCGGGGGCCGGTGCCGCCGCCGCAGCCTTACCCGCAGCAGTGGCAGCAGCCGCAGCCAGCGCCGCGCATGACCGTGACGAAGAAGCCGATCACCTTCGCGGAGCACGTCTTCCACTTCCTCATGTGCTTCCCCACCTGCGGCCTGTGGGCCTTCGTGTGGATCGCCAGGGCTGCGGGCAAGCGCAAGGAGAAGACCTACTACCGGTAGGTCACAGTTCCAGCGTGGCCGCGATGACCGCCCTGACGTCGTCGGGAAGGTTCTGCGCGGCGAGGTAGGCGGCGGCTTCCTCCGGGGTGCGGCGGCGGAGCTGTACCACGCGGACGTCCTGGTCGTCCTCGCGGACGAGGGCCTCGCTGAACTCCGCACCGTCGGCCGCTGGTGCTCCGGATGGCTCCCGCCCGGTCACCCGGCCGCGCACTATGGCGAGGTCGCCGTGGCCCGGGATGTGGATGGTGCCGTCCGGCCAGGGGCCGAACTCGTGGCCGTCCTCGACGAAGCTGAGGTCGAGCAGCTCGCCGACCTGGCCGTCTTCGAACTTGGCGCGCAGGCAGGTCTTCATGCGTCCTGCCAAGGCTGCGCTGTCCTCCACCTTGCGAGGCGGGTGGTTCCGTCCCGGATGATGCCGTCAGGGTCGAAGAACAGCCGGGGAGCGTCGCGCTGGATCCGCCGCGACAGGTCCTTGTCGAGCCCGCCGCAGTTCCGGCAGATGACGGTCTGCCGGAACTCGATGATGGGCAGCAGCTCACGCTCGTGCTCGCAGCCTGGCTCAAGGGCGGGAGATTCCCGCCACAGCTCATCCCGCTCGGCCTGGCCGGCGGCGGCGCTGGCGAGGGCGGCGTCCATGTCCCGAGCCTAGCCTCAGCAGTCGCATTCCCGGGACTGGCACGGCTGGCCGGGCCGGGACTCGGCCGCGACTAGCTCCCGGTTCGTGTTCCGTGCGAGCCGCTTCGCCGCCGCCTTGGCCGCCTTGCCGGACGCCCCGCCGAACATCGTTGCGCCGATCGCGGACCAGGTGATGCCCCGCTCGCGGGCCTCGGCTATGAGGCGGAGGCGAGTAACGGCAGGAGCGGGGTCAGTCATGCTGCCGGGCACGTCACCCGCGCCGCGCGATCGCGGCGTTCGCCCACATGACCGCCTCTTCGAGCTTCGTCACCGCGAGGGACTTCTCCCGCGACTCCGGGCACTCAGCGTCCAGTAGCACCGCGAGTTGCCTCCCGGCATCCCGGATGCGCTGGTAGCGCTCAGGCTGGCCATCCTTCGGCGCGTGGTAGGTGAAGCGGGCTTGCAGCTCGTCGTCAGTCAAGGGGTTGCCTCCTTGCCGTCGTCTTCCTCGGCGGCGTCAGTGAGGAACAGGATGCGGGTCGCGTCGAACATGCCGTCCTGCCAGAACTCGCCCTTGACGATCCTGCCGTCGGGGTTCATCTCGAACGTCCGGACTCGCGGGCAGGCCGGGGTGTTCGGGGCCGGGTGCAGTCCCCCGCAGAGCATGCACGCGCTCTTCCCAGCGGCCTTCAGCGCCTCGTCGCGCTCGCCCTCAGTGAGGGCGGGGCGCTGCGGGAACGGGAACCCGGGGGGCTGGCCGATGCCGGCCCGCTCGCGGGCTGCCGCGATCGCCGTGCTGGCCGCGCTCTCCAGGAGCGGGGTGCCGGGAGAGCGGACGCCAGGGTGGGTCACTCGCCCTCCTCGCCGTCTTCGTCGTCGTGGCCGTCGCACTCGCTGAGCGGGACCTGGCAGATGCCGTGGTGCCTCACGTCAGGCCGCCTCCGTCTTCGCCCCGCAGTGCGGGCACTTCTCCCTCGGCCGGCCGTCTGTCACGGCCAGGTAGCCCCGGCCGCACGAGGCGCACCTGGCCACGCCGTAGGCGTCCAGGTAGGAGCCGCCGGCGCCGTGGAATGCTTGCACCGTGGCGTCGCCGTCGTCGGTGGAGCGCCCGATGCGCTTCTTGATGTCGTCCTTGGGCTCCACCTGGATGTTCCCCCCGGACATGACCCGCCACTTGGGGGCCGTCAGGTCGCCGAGGAGCAGGTCATCGGAGGGCAGCGCCACCTCTGACCCGGCGGACGGGTCAAGCTGCTCCCGCAGCGACCACCACGCCTCCGAGCGGGTGTTCGTGAACCCTAGCTGGCCGGAGGCGTCCTTGCGGCGGGACTTCACCGAGGCGTTGAACGCCTCCGCCTTGCACCCCTGCTCCCGCAGCCGGTCCAGCACCCCGGCGCCGATGCCGATCACGTCGACCTTCGCGACCGACTCCGGGTCTGAGTCCAGGTGCGCCTTGACCCGCCCGGCGGTTTGCATCGTGTCCTCTTTCGAGGACCGGCGCAGCTCGACCAGGACAGGCCCGCGGCGGATGGCGATGACGGTCTTGTCCTCGCCGCTGCGTGCCACGTCCACGCCCGCGACGCGCGGGCCGGGAAGGTCAGGCCGCCCGGCCTCGTCCCATTCGAGCCACCGCTCGTTCGCCGCCTCCACCCACCGCAGCGGGATGACGGAGTCCTCGTCGCCGGCGTGGAAGTCGCCCAGTACCCGGTTGACGTAGGCGGCGGAGTTCTCGCCCCACTGCTTCCTGCGCTGCTCGGCCCACTCCCGGGAGATCCGCCCCGCCTTGATGGCCTCGTCAAGGGTGACGTGGCGGGCGTGCCAGTCCTCGTATCCCGGCCGGCGGGCGTGGATGTCATAGAAGACCCCCGACGGGTCACCCGGTGTCGACAGCGCGACGGCATAGGCCTCGCCGGTGCCGGAGAACGCGCCCTCGCAGGCGGTGAAAGTCCCCGCCGGTATCGCCTTGGACTCGTCGAAGATGAACAGGACGCGGTCAGCGTGCGCGCCCTCGATCAGCGCCGGGTTCGTGCACGCGGCGGCGAACGCCGACCCGTGCGACAGGCGCAGGTTGAGGTTCAGCAGCTCTTGCCGGGAGAACGGCCGGTCCCGGACCTTGTCCCACTTGATGCGCACGGCCCACTTGTGGACCTCGGGCCACAGGTAGTTGATCAGCTGCCGCCATGCCCCGGCGGTGGTGACGGCCTTCCAGTCAACCCCGGCGGCGTCGGAGGTGAGCGCGAACCACAGCAGGATCACCGCGGCCTGCGTGCTCTTGCCCAGTCCGTGGGGACCGCGGACCGCGACCCGCTTCTTGCCCGGGAGGCTCCCGATGATGTCCTGCTGGTAGGCGGTCAGGCCGTCGCCGCGCCAGTCGATGCAGTCGGCGGCGAACCCTACCGGGTCGTCGTAGTAGCGGGCGACGCCCTTCTTGACCTGGGCGGCCTGCCGCTGGAGGTCACGAAGGTAGCGGAGGCGCTCCAGCCGCTGCCCGGCCAGGGTTGCGGCCAACCTCGGCCTCCAGCTTGCGGATCTCGGCCTCGACCGCGTCTATCGTGATGACCTCGTGCCGGGTCGGGGCATCCAGTCCGAGGAGCTTCGCCCGCCGCTCCGATACCCGCACCAGCGCCAGGACCGCGCGGATCACCGGATCGGCGTCGAGCAGCGGGGCGCCCGTCTCCGGGTCCGTCGCGACCTGCCCGGTCTGCGCCACCCGGTAGTGCCGCGTCAGCATCACCCTGTTCAGGGTCCTGGTCAGGTCGTCGAGGCGCTGCGCCTCGATCTGCCGGACTTCCTCCCCGGCCTCGCGGGCGGAGTCGGCGAGGGCACGCTGCACCATCGTGTGGGCGGTGGACAGGGAGCAGCCGAGCTCGGCGGAGATCTGCGGGTAGGACAGGCCCCGGCGGCGCAGGTCCAGTGCCCGGATGTCGTTCTCCCGTGTCGCCACGCTCCGGCTACGGGCCATGGGGGGCACCTCCCTGCGGATTTCGGCGGGGCACTGGCTTTCGGCGAAAGCGCGCGTCAGGTGAAGGTGACCGGCTCTGTGGTGCCGTCCGGGAGGACCCGCTCAGGGGTGATCCCGGTCAGCTCTTCCCAGCGGCGGGCGATGACGTCGATGTAGGCAGGCTCGGCCTCGAGGATGGCGGCGGTGCGCCCGGTCTGATGGGCGGCGATGAGGGTGGAGCCGGAGCCGCCGAAAGCATCGAGGACGACGCGGCGCTCGCTCTTCGGGTCGATGACACCAAAGGCCCACTGGGCAAGCGCGGCAGGCTTTTGCGTCGGGTGGACGCGCTTGCCGCGCTCAGAGGCGCGGAGCATCCCGTTCCACATGTGCGTGAGCATGCGGACGGCTCCGTGGTGGTTCGTCCAGGCAAGCTCGCAGTCGGCGAAGTCGTTGCCGTGGTTGTCCTTGTCCCAGACGAGCCAGCAGGAGGCGTCGGGGAGGCCAGCCGAGGCGGCGTAGTGGTTGCCGCCCCACCAGACGTGCAGGGCGCGGGGATACTCGGCGCTCAGCAGCCGGAAGGCGTCGGCAACCGTTTC